GGTTAAGGACTTATCCACTACTGCCATGTGCCACGGTGGAAATTTTGCCAAGGGTGAGACCTGTAAACCTCCGCTTAAGGATTTGGACGCTAAGCACATCCTTGAAGTTGCGCCGGAAGATATCCTTAGCGCTGATCTGGATAAAGACACGCACGTGCTGGCTTTCCTGAAGGAGTTCGGCCTTTCAAAGCTGGACGATCAAAAGACTTTAAATGTCCATGGCTATCCGCTGGTCGTATCGCGCGGATTGTTCCTGGATAAAGTCAGCGGTGAATACAAGACCACATGGAAAGACAAAGGGCCGTACATGAAGCTGTTGGCCCGGACCATCCAGAAACCTTACGAGGTCTGGTGGAAGCCTGTGGAAATCGGACCGCAGAAGACCGTCCGCTATTCATTGCAACTTATCAGGCCCTTTCGGTTGCCCGGCAGCAAGCAGATCGGCGGCCGAAAGCTGGACGCTCTGAAGCTGCAATCTTGAAATATCTGGAAGCTCAACGTGGTGGGGTTCTGGTCTATCGGGAAGGAGAGAATGACTAACTCGGCCAGCCGGATCACCGAGAGCACCGCTTAACCCCTGATCCCTCCCCGGCGGGACAGTCAAGCGGAACTTCATTCTCTAAACAGAAAATAACAACCCAAGACAACGGAGTCAATACATATGGCCACTCTTAAAAATGTCGAACTCTTCCGCACCGGCACCCATACCGACAGCGAGGGGCGAAGCCGGGAATGGACACTGGACGATCTTAAAAAAATCGTCAGCCGCTACAACCCGGCAAATGAGGAAGCCCCGGCAGTAATCGGACATCCCAAACAGACCGCACCGGCTTACGGCTGGCTGGAGCAAGTCAAGCTGGTTGGCAATCGTATTCTCGGCGATTTCTATCAGGTTGCGGATGAATTTATTGCAGCCCTGAAAGCAGGCCGTTTTAAAAAGCGTTCCATCTCACTGGATCGCGAGCTGCGTATCCAGCACGTGGGCTTTCTGGGTGCGGCTCTGCCCGGTGTAACCGGACTTAAGGATATTGAGTTTTCAGCATCCGCTGAATTTGAATCATACGAATTTACAACAAATGAGGGTTCAAAACCCAAGGAGGATGACATGGATGAGCTGACTAAAGCACTGGCGAAAATCAAAGAGTTGGAGACGGCTCTTGATACTGCGAATGCCGAAATCAAAAAGTTGAAGGATGACGGGCTGGAGGCCGATTACAAGAAGCAGATTGACGCTGCCAACACCAAGGCCAAGGAAGCCATTGATGCTCTCAACGAATACAAAAAGAAGGCCGCTGACAGCGATCTTGAAAGTCGCGTTGACGCACTGATCAAGGACGGCAAGCTCTTGCCCGCGGATAAAAACGACACCCTCGCCTTTGCCAAGTCCATGGACGGTGAAGAAGCCACCATGGATTTTTCCAAGGACGACGGCACCGCCGAGAAGGTCAGCCCCCGTGAACGTTACCTGCGCAGGCTGGAAGCTGCTGAAGCTAACCCCATGCTTAATGAGTTCGCGAAGAGCGGCGGTGGCAGTGGTGATGACGGTATCGATACCAGCGAAGTAACAAACAAAATCTAACCGCCTGTAGGCAAGGAGATAACTATGGTTATGGACGGAGTAAAAGGCCGCTTTGAGGCCGGGGGCGAACGCGCTCACACCACATCCCATCCGCCGATCATTAAGGCAGGTAAATTCAAACCCAATATCGGCGTGCTTCCTGCCGGACAGGTGCTTCAGCGCGTTGCCAACCTGCTGGAGCAGTTCACCGGAGCTGAAGGGGAAGTCATGGTCGGGGTGCTTGATGCCCCCTTGGACACTTCAACCGATGAAGTCGGCGAATACGTTGTTCACGGCACTGTCAAAGATCGCCTGCTGACTAAAGACAATGGCACCGCCCTTGATGCTGCCGAACTCATTAAACTGTATGAAATCGGGATTTATCCCGAATAAGGAGCAAACATGCTTGCTAATCTGAAAGGGCTTTTCAGCCCGCAGGCCGTGGCGGCAAACTTAAAGGCACTGCCCCCGATTAAGTCCACCGTCATGGACCTGCTTTTCCCCGACCGTCCGACCCATCCCTTTGCCCTCGTAGGAGTTGAAGAACTGGTGGATGTGGTCGGCACTATCCCGGTTGTTACCCGTGGCGGCAAATCCATCAACGTCGGCACAGGCAGCGCGTCCATCCTGTTTGTTGAACCCCTGCCGGTTAAGCCTTCCAAAAACATTACCGGGCAGGACCTGAACAACCTTAAGTTGCTGCTGGGAGACAAGGTTTCCCTGACCAACTACAGCAGAAACGTCACCGACTACCTGCGCAAGACAACCCGCGCTACCACTGAGGCTATTTGCTGCACAGTGCTTGATGGCACGCTGAGTTGGCCCGTTAAGCTCGAAGGCGGTGGCTATGAACAGTATGAAGTCCACTACGGTGCTCCGCTGAGTGTTGTACCCAAAGTCAAAATCGACGCGGACGGTGCCACTCTTGCTGATCTGGAAGCCATTCTTGATGACATGGAAACCGCCATTCAGGAAGCAGGGATCGGCGGCAACGTAGAATTCCTTGCAGGTAAGAAAGCTTGGACCCGCATCGGAAAGCTGGTGGAAGCCTTGGATAGCACAGCCGACATCGTCGTTAAGAAGACAGAAAAAGGACTGGATATTAACGGCTATCTGGTTCGCAAATGCACCGAAAGATACCGTAACCCCGAAACCGGGGAAATGGTTTCCAAAATCCCTGAACACAAGATTCTTGCTTACGCCACCGATGCCCCCGGCAAGGTCATGTATTGCGCCTTGGATAACATTGATTCCGGTCTTAAGCCTCTGCCTTTTCAGCCTGTTCCCTACGAACTGGATGAAGGCACCGGGTACAAAATCGTCGGTCATTCCAAACCGCTTCCGGTGCGTAATCCCAAAACCCTTTGCTGGGCAGAAGTTACCGAAGAAGCGGCGTAACCCCCAAAATTCCATTCTAAGCCAAGCGGGGCCTCATTCAATATGTCGCCCCGCTTTTTTACCCATGAACTAGTTTAAAACTAGTCCAAAACGCGTGAGAGGATGAAATGTATTGCACACGTGCGGACCTCACCGACCATGTTCTGGTTGAATACCTGACTGCTGCTGACAACCAGAAAGAAGGGGCTGTTGCCAAGGCTATCAGCAACATAGAAGCAGAAATGGACGAGGCCCTTGTTTCTGGCGGCTACACCATTACCCCTGATTCCATTCCGGCCACAGTCAAAAAGGTCTGCTCGGTTATCGCCGCTTACAACTCGGTCAGTGCCATTACATCGCTGATTAAAACTGCGGCAAATTCTGAAAATGTCTGGTTGCCCCTGCAACGCAAATTTGAACGGGCTGAAAAGACCTTAGACCAGATTCGTGAAGGCAAAATCAGACTTGCCCCTCCTGAAGCCAAAACATCCCAGCCGAATGATTCGTTCGTTGTCGTTACCTCGCCCAGCAAATGGCTGGCTTCAGCTTTGAATTGAATATGGACAAGGCCATGCGCGGATTAGACATGGCCATAGCAAAGGCACAGCGTACCCATGAATTAACCGACGGCATCGGCGAATATCTGGTCAGCTCTACCCAGCAGCATTTTAAGGATCAGGAAGGACCGGACGGCCCATGGAAACCGAGCCAGCGTGCGGAGCGTGAAGGCGGTCAGACTCTGGTTGATTCTGCCCGGTTGAAAAACTCCATCACCTATGAGGCCAGCCCGCAAATGGTCGTGATCGGGGTTAATGCTGTTTACGCCCGTATCCACCAGCTTGGAGGCCAAGCCGGTCGCGGCCATAAAGTGACCATCCCCGCGCGGCCGTACATCTACATTACCGACGAGGATCGCGCCGAGATTAAAGCCATGGCTGTCGAACACCTCCGGTCAATGTTTGGAGCATAAGACATGAAAGATTTGATTTTCGAAACCCTGACCACAGCGGCCATGACCGCCGGGCTGGAGCCGATGGCAGACGGAAAGATACCCGTCTATGAGGCCCCGGTGGAAATTGATGACATAATGTTGCCCCAAAAGCGCATTGAGATTCAGTTGTTTAAAGCTACCGTTAAAGCTGCCAAGCAAACAGTGAGCAAGTTTGCCACTCCCGGCAAGGAACAGGATTACCGAACTATTCGCAAGGCAATTGATCATGTGTTTCAGCCGGTGCGTCTGACTATCGTTTCAGATGATGAAAACTGGCTTAAAGATTTCGCGCATAGTTTGCACACAGGACTGCCCCGACAAGTCACAGACAGGCATAATAACATCGTAAAAATTGATGTGGAAGCGGTTGAGTCTACCGGCGGTGGCTCCAAGTTGGTCAAAGTGGCCAGCCTGGAAAAGCTGAGTAAGGTGTTTCACTTAAGGTTTACCGGACTGATCACCAGAGACGAAGAGACCGCTTGGATCAAGGATGTTGAAATTAATGTCGCTGGTTATCAGCAAGGAGGCAAATAATGGTTAAGAAAAAGGCTGAGGAAGAAATCACACTTAAGCCAGTCTCGGACTGGGCAGAAGATGCTGGTTTGAAAAAATGGCAGATGCTTGCCGTGTGCCGGTCCGAACGCTGGACCTCGGATAAACAGGTCTCTAAAGCCGAGTTTAATGCCGCTTTTGAACGGTTTGAATCTCGCGCTATGGGAGGTTAGCCATGCCCAACAATGATGTAATTGAATATCTGACAGACGGCACCAGCGGGCTTGTTCCCGGTGACGTCTCCGGCATGGCCC